CGCCCAGCAGCTGACCGGCCGCCTTGATGCCGTCAGCCATGCTGCTGATGATCCCAGTGAACTGGCGGTTCGCCTCGGCGTCCAGGTTCGTGCTTTGCGTCTTCGTCTTATCGCCATGGAACCAGCCGCCATCAGTTTTGATGTCGGCATAGGTCTTAGCGTTTGCGCCAGTGGCCAGCAGCGACGCCAGGGATTCCTTGTCCATCATGAAGCCGGAATCCTGCAGGCTTTGTTTGCCGCCGAAGACGCTGGTCAAGGCGTTGCTGATGAACGGGATCTTGCTGGCGATCGCGCCCACTAATGCGCCGGCGATGGCGCCCACCGGGCCCGCGGCGGAGCCCAGCGATGCTAACGCCGACGCCGCGATGCCGCTGCCGGCCGCCGCCGTCCATGCCGCACCAGTCATGCCCAGCAGCGCGCCGCCGGCGCTCAATCCCACCGTGCCCGCCGTGCTGGCCAGGCCGTTGTTGGTGTTCAGGTTGACCTGCGGATTGGTGACGTCCGTCGACTGCAGGAGATGGCTGGCGAAGCTGCCGATCCCGCTTTCGATCGCGCGCAGCGACGTCAGCATTCCCGACAGGTAGTCGATCTGCGTGCTCGAGTTCGCGGCCGCCAGCTGGATGGCGCGAGAGATCGATTCGGACTTGGCCGTGCTGCTGCCCAGCACAGTGCCCGCGCCCTGGGCGGCCTGGCGATCTGCGGCCGTGGTATCGCTGCCGCCCATCCCGCCGCTCAGTGCAACACCGAGGCCGGTCACCAGCGCCGCCATGGTAGCCATGCGGGCAAACGCCGAGTACGGGTCGCCTTCGCCCTGGGTCAAGACTGCATTGACGCCCTTGACCAGGCTCAGCGCGACCTCGGCGCCGTGCAGGACCTGCGACGCCGCGTGCATAGCCGCGTAGCCCTTGGAGCCTTGGTCGAAGAACCCCTGCGCCGCATCGGCCATGTCGCCGTACGATTTCAGCTGCGCCTGTGTGCCAGCGAGCTGGGCCCGCTGGATGGCCTGGAGCTTTTCGGGATTGTCATCCGACAGCTCTTTCGCGACAGCCAACTCCTTTTGTGCACGCAGTTGTGCCGACTGGCCCTCCGCGAACGCCTTGTACATCTCGCCGATTGCCTTGCCGCCGGTGCCGAACGCGTTGCTCAGGCTGTCCGCGATGCTCGCACCCGCACGTTGCCAGTCTTGGATGGCCATATCGGCGAGCCTGCGGGAGGCCGCAGCGTCGCCCTGGTCCTTCAATGCCCCGGCAATCTGGCGGTGCAGGTCGAGCTGCTTTTCCAGATCGGCCAGCATCTGCACGGCCGCGTCGTGGTCGGCTTGCGTGTGCAGGCCTTCGACCGGCGCCGACACCTGCAGCTTCATGTTGGCGACCGCTTGCTCGTAGAGGGCGACCGTCTCTTCCTCGATTGCCGATTTGGATTGCTGACGCTTGCCGGTCGCAGCCTCGATGGCCTCAAGCTGACGCTGCAGGTCCGAGGTGTACCTGTTGGCCGCGTCTTCGCTGGCCAATTCAACCGCCTTCTGGCGCAGGCGCTCCTCCTCATCCATCACCGCGCCGTCATGCGAATATTTCGTTTGCGCCGCATTTTGCTTGCCGAGGATGTCGTCGATGGCCTTCTGGTTCTTCGCCCGTTCCGCCTCGGTCGAGTTGTGGTGCGCGCGCAGAGCGGCCAGCTCCTGGGTGTACATCTCCTGTTCGCTCAGGTAGATATCCTTGAGGTTTTCCTTGCGATTCAGGAAATACTGGCTGTCGCCGAGCTCACCCGCCTTGTGACGCATGTCGTCCAGGTGCATCTGGTATTCGGCATACTCCTTGTCCGCGGCCGAGGCCTCCTGGATGCGAGCCAGGTGATTTTGCAGGGCAGTGTCGTCGGCCTGGTCGACCTTCGGCTTCGATTGTGTCGTGTGTGCCTTCGTGCGAGCCGCAATGCCGGCAGCTACGGCCTCATCGGTGACCAACGCGCTATTCGGATTGACCGCCTTAATTTTGGCGACGTCGGCAGCGTACTCGGCGAGGGCGATTTGCAGTTCGCTCATCCCCTTTTTCTGCAGACGTACGTCGTCCTGCGCAATGCGGGAAGCGGCATGATTTGCCTCCGACTGCGCAACCGTGGCTTTGCCTTGTGCGATCGCGGCAGCGTCTGCCTGGTTCAGTTTTTCGACGGCGGCCGTCAGCTCCATGACGATCTTCATGCGCCCGGCAGCCAGATTTCCCTTCACGGTGTCAGGGCTGAGTCCGATCGCTGCGAGACCCTGGTCGAATTGGTCAAGCTTGAAGCTGGCGTTCTTCACTCCCGCCGCGGGCGTAGCTTTCTTGCCCCACTCCCCAACGGCATCGACGGCAGTGCCCACGGCTTCTTTGACTGCGTTCCAGCCGCGCGCGATGCCGCCCAGGTTGTGAACGATTTCCTCCGCACGCTCCTTGGTCACGCGCGCGAAGGTCTCGGTTGCCAGTACAGACGCTCCCTTGGCATCACCTTCTTTTTCCAGCGCCCGGATCTGCTCGTAGACGCTTTCGGTCAGGAAGTGGTAGGTGTCGTCCAGCTTTAAGGTCGCGCGCGATACAGCTTCCGTCGCGCGCGCTGTATTGCCTTGGCTTTGGACCGCGAGCGATTCAAAGCTCGCGATGATCGACTTGATCGATTGTCCGGTGGCGTGTTCCCACGCCACGGTTGCTTCGGTGATGTAGCCGATCTGCTCACCTGTGAATTTGCCGCTACCGGCCAACTCGGTCGCCACTTTCTTGGCCTCGCCCAGGCTCCCACCAGCCTCGACAGCCGAATGCGCCAGTGCATTCAGCGAATCACTGGTCTCGCCGGCGTAATTGCCGGTCATGACCAGGGCGTCGTTCATGTGTTTCTGCTCGAGCGTGCCCTTGATTGCACCTGCGGCCAGCAGGCCAAGCGTGCCGACGACACCCAGAATGGCCAGGCCAGTAGAGCTGAACAACAGGCCGGCGGCGCCGGTCTGCTCGCCGAGGACCATCATCGATCCGCCGAACTTCTGAAAATTTCCTTGGCTCAGTTCGTGAGCCAGGACCAGTAGTTCGCGGCGCGCGCCCACGGAAGACATGCTGAAGCCGTTCATGTGGCCAGATGCGCCCTTAGCCCCGACACCGGTCTGCTCCAGACTTTTGATTAGCGGGGCAGCCGCATCGGAGACGCCGAGTTGAGCGGCTCGATATGCCAGCAGCTGCGTCCTGTTCATATCCAGCGTTGCGACTTGGTCCTGCAGGGTCTTGATGAAACGATCAGCCGCTTTGGTGGCCTGATCTTCAGCTGCGGCTGCATCGCGCGCGGCCTTCTCGTCGCGCCGCATAGCGTCGATTTTTGCGCCGAGTGCTGCGGCTGCGCGCTGCGTTTCGGCGGACAGGCCAGCTGCGGCAGCGTTGTAGCGCTCCATCTCCGCACGGTTTGCACCGAACAGGTCAACTTCGCGCTGCAGCCCGGCGAGGAACTTGATGCTGGCGTCGTCGGCCGTCTTTGTGGCCTCGGCGTTGACGCGCATGATCTTCGCGGTGTCGTTCATACCGCCGTTCATGGCGGTAACCTTTTGCTCGACCTTAGCACTGGTCTCGGCTAGCGCGTCGAGCGCCCGGGTGCCCTCGACCACCGGGCGGCTATCGAGCTCGATGCCAATACTTGCAAAATCCGTCATCGTCCGCCCATGAAAAATGCCCGCGATGGCGGGCGATGTGATGTTCGGCCGGTCAATCCGCCGGCAGTGTTTCTTTCGTCTTGCTGTGATGCGCAACCAGGTCCGCGTCGAGCATCTGGATCACCTCGAGCTCGTACGGGTTGAGCCGGACGCCTTCCAGTTGCTGCCAATCGACGATCTCGCGACCCAGCCGGCTGATACCGAACCCTGTGTTCTGCCGCATCTGGCACATGCGGCCGAACCACACCCACACGTGGCTGAGCTCGTAGGGGAAGGGCAGGGCGATCAGCTGCTCGGGCGTCTGGCCGCTCGTTCGCTCGATCACCTCCAGGTGCTGCCGCAGCGTGCAGCCGTCACCCTGCGGCTCGGACAGCTCTAGTTGCTGCCTTGCGTAGTCGCGGAGGTGACCTGCGATTTCGGCAAAAAATTGTTGTCCTCGGCCATGGCGTGCAGGATGCGCTCGACCCAGGTCGGCTTCTGTTTAAGGATGGCCGGGATCAGGGCGGCGTCGAACTGGCGCGGCATCGGCTTACCGTCGGCGTCCTTCTTGGTCCAGCCGAACCAGTCGACGACGACGGCGGCGGCGCGCGCGCGGTTCTGGCCGTCGACAATGTCGACCACCTTCGAGGCGCCATCGTCGGTCGACAGGTCCAGCGCCTTGTTGCGCTTCGCGGCCGCCTTCTGGTTTTCGATGCGCACGGCGCGCTCGGCGGCGCGCGCCTGGTCGCTGTTGCGGCTGACGATGCGGAAGCCGGAGACGGCGTTGCCGTCGTCGTCGAAGATGACGCCGACGTCGAAGGTGATCGGCTTGTCGCCCAGGATGTCGTCGAGGTCGTGGCTTGCTGCGGTGGTGATGAGGTTCATGGTCTTGCCTTTCTTCGCGGGTAGTTAAGTGCCCGTGCCGGCCGCCGCTCCCGCGAAGGAGACGGCGACCAGTCGGTGCTCTGTGTGGCTCACGCCAAATGGATGAAGCGTTATGCCTTGCTGTCCTGGATCGACAGGATGGTCATGTCGGACGCCAGCGCGGCGCCGCCGGCAGCGTTGAGCTGCGCGGTGAACGGGTAGGTGCGGACGATCGCTTTCTCGCCATCGTCCGGCGCGTCGTCCGTCAGCTTGATGGCCGACAGGTTGATGGCGACGAAATCGGCGCCGTTCGTGGTGTCGGCGGCCATCACGGCCACCAGCGACGTCACGGTCTCGTTGTCGTACAGCGCGCTCAGGGTGGTGTTGTCGAACAGCGCCGAGAAGGTGCCAGTCACCTCGACGCGGCCGCGCGACATGTCCGGGTTGAAGTTCGAGCCGACGACCGGGCCGACTTCGGTCAAGTTCGCCTTGATCGTCAGCGAGATGCTGGTGATGCCCGGCTGCGGTACGCCGTTCGCAAGGACCACACCGCGCACTGCGGTCAGCACCGGCGTGGTGGTGGCGGCCGCCGGGCTGGTGAGCACCTGCGCGTTGCCGCGCGTGCGCACGCCCAGGCCCTGCGAGGCGAGCTTGATGGTGGCATTGCCGCTGGCCGGCAGGCCGATGTCGGCCTGGCCGATCCGCAGGTCGGGGAACAGTTCGCTCTTACTCAGGTCGCCGTACCATTCCTCGACTGTGAACAGCGTGTCGGTGTGACCGGTCATCGGGACCAGCGACTTCTTGCCTGCGACGGTCATCACGCCGCCGGCGATCGGGCCTTCAGCGACCAGCGCCGAGCCGTTGATGGTCACGACGGTGGCGACCGTGGCGGTCAGGCCTGCGACGAGCAGGTTGTTGCCGGCGTTCGCCGCATTGAATGGGCCGCTGCCCAGCGTCACGACGTCGCCCACCTTGACGCCGTCGGTCAGGTAGGAGCCGGCGCCGCGCGTCACAGTGTAGGTCGGGCCCGCGCCGGCGATCGTGATCGCGGCAGCGGCAGTAGCGGCGCCCGCGGTGAACACCTTGCGCAGCAGGCTTTGCAGCGGCACGGCGTAGGTGCCCGGCGACAGCAGGCCGTCGAAGTCCCAGGAGGTCGACGCGGTACCCAGGTTGACGCCGGTCGACTGCTGATGCTGGACGATCTCGTCGTTGGTGTAGGTGGCGCGCGACTTCTTCGCCACCGAGGTCTTGCGGCGCAGGACCTGGCCGCCGGCGCCGGTTGCCGGAACGCCGAGGCCGGTCTGCTGTTTCAGTACGGTAATCTTGTTGATGCCTTGTGCCGACATGGTGTAAGCCTTTCAGAATGAAAAAGGCTCGCACGCGGCGAGCCCAGAAGAACAGCCGCGAAGGGCGGCCAGGGGTTGAATCAGGTATTTATGTCGGCGTGGAACGGTGCGCGAACGACGACGCGCCACCGGTCGCCGTCGACGCTGCCGCCGGATGCCTCGGGCGTTTTGTCGATCTGGACCGTGATGCCGCCGGCAGCGAAGGTCGAGCCGCGTTTGTAAGCCTGCCGGATCAGGCCGGCGCGCGCGGCGGCAGCGGCGCCACCCTCGCCGGGCGGGTACAGCAGGTTCACCTGCAGGACGCCGAGCTCCTGGTAGAACCCGTCGCCCATCGTCGGGTTGCCGGGCATGGCGAACATCACGTGGACTTCCTGGTACGGCCGGCCGGTGACAGGCGTGTATTCCTCGTTGCCGTGCACCGTGTCGAGCGCGGGCGCGATCGCGTCCAGCGCCGCCTCGATCGCGTCGCGGATTGCGTTCTGGCTCATAGCTTGTAGGTCTCCCATCCTTGTGCGAAGTCGGCCGCACTGGTCCCGGCCTTGACGCCGTTGACCGCGTTCTCCACGATGTTGTTCCACTCGACGACCGTGATCGCGACCAGGCCGACCGGCGCCTGCCGGGACCAGCCTTCCTCGATGCGTTTGGCGTAGGGCAGGTTGTTGACCAGGTAGTAGACCTCGCCGGCTCGGGCTACCGATACGACGCTGGCATGCGCGGCGAGCGTCGCCGATCCGTCCTTGTCGATGACGTTCTTCGAACCAGTTGCGGCCGAGCCGATCGACATCTGCCAGTTTCCTCGGAAGCGCCCACCCGTGTAGCCTTTCGGCGGCGGGTGCTTCCAGTAGGTCCCATCACCGACCGGCGAGCGCTGGACCAGTCGACTGTCGAGCGTCTGCAGTGCATACCGCACGATCTTGTCTGCGTCGTCCTTGGTCTTCTGGATCCAGGCGTTGATTTGCGCGGAGAAGGTGGCCATCAGGTTCCGACGATCAGGTTGTACAGCACGACCACGCCGCCCGGCGATAGCGGGTCGACGTTGCGCACCGTGTAGAGCTTCGCGCCCACCTGCGCCAGGTCGCCGTGCTTCGGCTCCGGGAGGAGGGCGCCGGTCTCGGCCAGCGCGGACACGATCAGCTTTCGATCGCCGGCTGCCACCAGCGTGCCGGCCTGCGTCGTCGTGCCGATCGCGTTCGTCGAGACGGCGGTATCGATGCCCCAGGCATTGGCCTGCGTGGTGACCGTCTGCACGGCGCCGTTGGCGTACCCGCCCTTGGACTTGCTGGTCAGCCGGATCAACTGACCGTCTGTGCGGAATGCTGCATCGGCGTCGCGCGCGTCTTGGTCGTAGCTCATGCGCGCTCCAATTTGATTCCCAGGCCGCCCCCGCCCAGCAGGGGCTGAAGCAGCAAGTCAACGCTGCGGTATTGCACGTACGCCGGCGCGCCAGCCGCGTACACGGTCTTGATGGGGCCGATGGTCTTCTCGGCCACGGTGCGAGCCAGGTCCGCTGCCAGTTCGCCGGCAGCCGCCCGCAGCGCGAGTTCCGCCGTTGCCTGCGTAATCTGCCGCGGGATCGCATCGCTCGGCACGCAGCCGGCGCCCGGCAGGCGCACATCGGCGCGCGGCCAGTCGAGCGCCTGGCCCGCATGCGCGCGCACGCCTTTCCACTTGGCCGAGTACATCTGGCCCATGTAGTCGGTTGCGCGGCGCAGCGCCTGCTCCTTCTCGATCACCTGCAGTAGCGCCCAGCGCGCATTGCCCCGCGCAGCATGGTGGCCATCTGCCTGTTCGACCGAGGCCAGTGACTCGGCGTCTGCGCGGCCAGTGCCATCTTCGACGATCAGCGTCATGCCTGACCGCCTGCGCGCGTTGGATCGGCCAGCGGCCGGACTTCAGCTTGGCCGGCCAGCGGGAACTGGCGCGGCGCCGGCGCCAGGATGGGCTGCGTGCCAACATCGGCCGCAGCGCCCTCGGCCCCGGCATGCGCAGCCAGAAGTTCTGCGGCATTAATCATCAGTGGTCCTCCCTGGTGAAGTAGATAGATCGGTAGATTTTTTCGCCGTTGGCGAAGGTCACCGCAAGGCCGCACGAATTGGCCGCGCCGGCGCCCGTCGCCAGGCCGCCGAACTTGATGACGACCTGCGTGCCCTGGATAGCCGGCGTCGACAGTGCGCTCACGCCGGCCGCGACAGGCGCACCCACCGCGGCAAGCGTGGTATTCGCGCTCAGCGCAAGGTCGGCTGCGAAGTCGAGCGCATAGAAGCGCTGATCGTCCGGATCCTTCCCGAACGTCCAGGAGCGATCGTCCACCGCGGTCAGGTTGATGGTCCGGTCGAACTGCTCGCCGTTCGCGCAGGTGACGCGGAACGTGAAGTAGTTCGCGCCGCTCGCATCCAGCGCGCCCAGCTTGACGACGCCGAGCACGCCCTGCAGGGCCGGGCCTTCCAGAACAACCACGCCGGCCGACACCGGGACAACCGATGTCGCAGTCGTTGCGGCATCCGCCAGTTCTTTGGTGAAGTCCCCGACGAACCACAGCTCGTCCAGCGCGCCCTTGCTCAGCGCTACCGGCCGCGCCGCATTGAACACGGCGACCCGCGGATTCGCGGCAAACCTCGCTGTCCTTGACGCCGATACAGTTACTGGGCGTGGAATCGAGCCATCCGCCAGCACCGCATACGAACACAATAGGTCGCGCAGGACCGGCCCGCGCACGCCGTAGGAGAACAACTGGTCCCGCGTCACTGCCGCCCGCACGCTGTACGCGCACGCCAAGTCCGCAAGCACTGGCGTCAGCACCGGCGCGCCGCCGCCATCCAGCACGGCATACGAAAACAGCTGGTCTCGCGTGACTTGCGCGCGCACCGCGAAGGCCTGCGCCAGGTCGGCTTGCACCTTGGCCCGAACTGCGTACGCCGCAGCGAGATCGGACGACACGGCGGTGCGCACTGCATAGCTGCATGCCAGGTCGGACGTTACCGACCCTGCGCCAGCCTGACCGGAGGCAGCGCCCGTCGTCCCGATCGGCGTTACTCCAATTGGCGAGTATCCGATCATGGTTTATGGTGCCGCGACAATGGCTGCTTGCGTGAACCCGATGTTCACGCCGCTGTTGGCTTCGTTGTAGGCGTAGTAGCCGTATTCGCCTGCTGCCGCCGGCAATGAAGAATCGGTAGCCGTTAGCGCAGTTGCCGCCGTCGCCGCCCATGTCCCGTTTGGCTGCAACCAATAGCTGTCCGAAACACGCTGGGCTGTTGCCATCAGGGTGGTAACGCCGCTACTGGTCTTTGCCGTCAAACTGAAACGATAGGCTGCATTCAAATCAAACAAGTTTGAAATGCCCGTTCCCAAACTACTCTGCGTCCCGTTGACGAACTTGAAGAAACTAAAACTGCCACCCTGATCCAACTGGATATCCAGGCCATAGCAGTTCCGTGCGGTCGAGCTACTCGTGACGGTATTGGTTCCTCGTACGATAAGAGCAGCATGCAAGCCTGACTGCTTCGACGATCCGCCGAACGATATCTGACTGGAAAACTTCACGTTCCCGCCGAAAGTGTCAGGAGTTGATTTTCGTGCGTAAGCAACCACGCCAGGATAAGGCCCGTTATAGCTGACGTCATCCGAGCCGCTGCTCTGCACCCACGGCGCGCCGGAAGTGGTCACCCAGCTCACGCCCTGGCTATCAACAAAGCTTGTGTCGTGCAAGCCACCTACATAGCCTTCGTTAAGCAACATGGACGAGAAATTCGTAGCAAGGCCGGACAGGAGTAATTGCCCCACGCTCGCGCCGGACCTGATTCGCACAACCGAACCAGAGAGGACCGACGCAGCATATGCCACCGCGTTAATCACCGCCTGATTGACTTTAGCGCCGCCTGCGAATTCGATCTGATCCGTCAAGTAGGTTCCGCCGTTGTAATTCCGGCTTCGATACCGGATATTCAACTGATCGATATCCGCCTTCGGACCAATCCGGATTGCGGGGTAAATGACGTTGTTGAAGTCGCGCTTGACGATGTTATCCAGGGTCAGTTGCTCGACCTTGGCGGTGATGTGCATCGCCATCTGGAACTCTGGTGCTTCGCCGGGCGTATGGAACGCCGTTTTTACGTGCCAGCCATCGACCGTGATGTCGCCGAAGTTACCGGGCCCAGGCAGAACGCAGCGCGACGGCGTCAGGTAGTTGTCGATGAGGAAGCCATAGCCGGTGGTCGTGCCGTTTGTGTTGGCAAAACTGACATCGGTGAGACGCGACGCGCCCGACAGCAGCCGCACACCGAACAAGGCGGAATTGAACGTGAGGTTGGTCACCTTCACGTCCTGGATCGCCCCGTAAACGTTGTCGTAGGGGCCGGTGAAGTTGGCCTCGCCCCATGCATCATCGGCATTCAGTGCGAATGCATCATCACCGCAATTATCGATTCTGCCGTTATGGTCGCGCAGGCCCGAAAGCGGGCCGTGGAAGTGCATGCCATCGGTGTTTGGCGTGGTGTTGCCCGCCCCGAAATCAATCGTGTAATGACGGTTTTTCATCTGGTCCACGTTGATGCAGCGATGGGCCATGCCGGACGCACGAATGATCTTGTAGTTTTTAGTCACCAGATTGCGAACGCCGAAGAAATTGAAGACGTCATTCTTTCCGGCCTGCCCGCCGACGTTGCCGTGCCAGATGCCGCCGTCAATCGTGATGTTTTCGTCGATGATGTACTGGTGGCTGTTTTTGGCGGTAACAGTCGGGTTGGCATTGATGAGCATGCGGCCGGTCGAACCGGCAGCCTGCAGCGCGCCGCAGCCATGGAGCGGGATAATCTCCGTGTTTCCGTGTACGCGCAGGGTGTCGCCCGAACCGTCTGGATGGTTCGCCAGGGTCACCTTCACGTCCCACACAACGCGAAGTGGCCCAGGCAGATCAAGCACCGCTTGAATCTTCGCGCGCTGATCCACGCCGGCGACCGGCGAATACATGCTCAGGTCGGTATCGGAGACGCAGAAATTCGACAGGTAGACCACGCGGGTGGATGTCCCGCCGTCCCATTTCGTCAGCGTCGCCGCCAGCGGCGTGCACACCACTTCCTTGGTGCCGGCACTAAAGTTGACCAGTGCATTGCCGTTCGAGCTGGCCGTCGGCGTGCGCAAGAACGTCGCCACACCGCCGCTGATGGCCGTGATTGCGCCAATGCCGTTTTCCCACTCGGCTGAACCAGCAATGCCAATCGAATACCCGAACACATCGCCCACCACGGCGCCGGCCGCAGGCAGCGTGCGCAGTTCAGCCGATGTCGCGGTCGCGGCGCACGTGATCGCGCCGGCGCCGGCGGTCGTGGTGGTGGTCTTTACCCGGTCGAAATGCTTCATGCTGCGGTATCCCCTGCCGCGCGGAAGGTGAAGGTATCGTTGACAGCTGCGGCGCCGGCGCTGATCGTGCGGCGCACCCACACGGCGCGGGACTGCCCGGCCGGGATGTCGCCCAGGGCGATGCCGGCGGCCTGGTTCGCTGCCGCGGAGTACGTGACGCCACTCGGTGCAGTCGATTCGTCGGCGACCGTCTGCTCGGTACCGTTCACAGCCGAAGTTCCCAGGCCGACGTCGACGGTGGTCGAGGTGCTCGGGGTGTTGGTCAGGATGAACAGCACAGCGCCGATCAGCGACAGGCTGGCATGGGCGTTGTGCACGTAGACGCAGCGGTATTCGACATCGCCAGCGGTGGCTTCGGCCGACGAGACGTCATCGAAGATCGCGGCGCCAGCTGTGGTCGACGACTTGGCGCCGCCCAAGGATGCGGCCGGGGATGCATTCGAAGCACCGCCCGACAGGCGGTATTGGATGTCGGTCGAGGAAATCGCCATGGCGGCCTTTCAAATTGGTCGTGATTCAGCGAGTCGCCGGCAAATAAACGCCAGCAGTTCGTCGTCGGACTTGCCGACTATTTCTTCAGGAAGGATCGCCACCGAGCCGGCCGGGCCGCGAACGATGACGAAGGTGGTGCCCGGCGCCGCCGCGTTGGCGCGCGCACGGGCGAGCCAGGCGGCGGTCGCGGGGCGCATGGGTTACTTCGCTGCGTCGAGCAGCGCCTGCAGGTCGGCCTTCTTGGCGTTGGCTTCGAAGGCAATGCCGCGCGCGGTCAGTTCTTCGCGCAGCTGTGCGACGGTCAGCTTGCCTTCCTGCGGTTCGGCGGCGTCAGCTTCGAGCGCCGCCGACTTCAGGGTGACCTTCGGCGGGTCTTCTGCTTCGTGCGAGCGGTCGCTCGTCACGTTCGCGTCGATAATGCGCAGGCCGGCCTCGCGGGCCAGCGCCTTGACATCCTCGACGTACTGGAAATTTGGACCCGGCAGATACCAGATCGGCTTTTGTTCGTTGGCCATGGCGGCTCCTTATGTGAAGCGGCCGGACCCCGCGAGGCCCGGCCACTGGCTTACTTGGCCGCGTCGCCGATGGTGATCACGCCGGCGGTTGCCTTGATGCTGGATGCGACCTTGTCCCAGTTCGAGCCGGTCGCCAGCGCGGCATCGGTCGGCGACTTGCCACCGTTCGCTTCGTCCCAGGTGTAACCCTTCAGGGACAGGCCGAAGGTGTAGTCGACCTGCATCGTGGTTTCGATGCGCACCTTGCCGTTGGTGGTCTGGATGTTGCTGATCAGGTCCGAGCCGTCGAACACGGTCGCAGCACCGTCCACCAGCGACAGCACCTTCTGCTTGCTCGGCGTGCCAGCGGCGTACAGCGCCGGGGCATCGGTCACGATGATGGCGCGGCCCAGGATGTCGATCACGTTGACCGACTTCGAGTCGAACAGCTTGGCGCCGTTGGCCAGGTTCTGGCCGATCATGCGGTGGAAGACCTGGCCGGTCATCACCTGGGCGACCAGTTGGCCGGAGGCGTCGCCGAACAGTGCGTGGGCGGCATTCATGGCGATGTAATCCACGCCGGCGGTAGCCGACACGTCGTTGGTCGCGGACGACTGGTTGGCGATCGCGGCCACCAGGGCGGCAACGGCAGTGTTCAGCTGGTCGGCCATCAGGGCTTCGGCGAAGTTGCGCGAGGCGACTTCGATACCTTCGGCGGTCGGCTTGTTGAGCCAGGTCAGTTGCGACGGCTCGAAGCGGATCGGACCGAAGCCGCCGGCGATCTTCACCGACGAGTGCTTCAGTTGCGTCAGATCGGTGGCAGTGGCGGCGCCGTTCGTGCCATAACGGTCCACGCGGCGCTGGGCCGAGTGGATGGCGGCGAAGAACGATTCCTGCAGGAAGTCGCCGTCGAAGCCTTCGGTGGTCAGGCGGATCGCGCCGTTCGAGGCGCCGTTGAACTTGTCCACCATTTGCGCCAGCGTCTCGATCGTCGCGGGCATGATGTACTGGTTGAAAACTTGCATCTGGGTGAGGGACATGGTGTTTCCTTATCGCAAAGTGTTGTCTATATGGTTGATTGAGGCATCCACCTCAGCGCGCCGCCCTCATCCGAGATAGCTGGCAAGAAAAAAGCCTCCACGCGGGAGGCTTTCGAATGTCTTTCGGTACTGCGTCAGTTCTGCGGCAGATTCGGGAAGCGGGCCGCGATAGCCGCTGCACGCTCCGTCTTGTTGCCGCCGAAATTTCCTTTCGGCCCTTGGTTGCCACCGGGGCCGCTGTTGCTGGCACCGCCACCAGAAGCGCCCGAGCTTTTCAGGATGGAATCCTTATGCGGGTACTGGTCCACGAGAACGTCGAGCGCCTCGTCGAAGTCGGCCAGTTCGCCCGGCTTGCTGCGGCTGTAGATCTTCTGGCCCTGGGTGTCGTAGGCGACGACCTTGCCGTCTTCGATCTTGAAGGCGCTGCCGAAGCGCGCCTGCACCAGGTCGGCAGGAATCGCGAGCTTGGCCTTGTCGCCCACGATCAGGGGCGAGCGCGCAAACGAGCCGCCGATCTTCTCTGCGTACAGGGACTGCTCCAGCGTCTGCGCCTTGGTGGTGGCCTGGTCGAGCTGCGCCTGGAATGCCTTGGTGATCTCGGCCTTGACGGTTTCCACTTCGCCGGCGTCGATCAGCTTCTTGGCGTCCAGGTTCTTGACGGTCTCCAGCGCCTTGCGGGCGGCGGCCGCGTCGTCGATGCCCTCGAATGGTTTGTACTTGCCCTCAGCTGCCTCGGCGCGCTCGCGGTGGGATTTGGCTTCGGCGTTCAACCGGCCGATGGTCTGGACAGTGCCAGCGGCATCGAATGCCACTTCCTTGCCGTCGTCGTGGACATAGACAGGTTTGCCGTCCTGCACAACAACATGGCCGTTTTCGTCGAGTTTGAGTTTCATCTGGTGGCTTTCCGGGCATCCGCCCAATGTGAGTGGCCTTTCCGGGCCGGACACCGAATCGCATCCGCTATCGGCAATAAAAAAAGCCGCCAGGTCGCCCGGGCGGCTTTCGTTGAAATTGTGTACTGCTATTTCGGTTTGATCACGAAGTGCGCTGGCACCTCGCCAGAGGCCTGCAGGCGCAGCGCCTCGATTTCCCTTCCATCCGGGAGCTTAACCAGGGTGCCGCCCATGCCGATGGCGGACAGCCGATTGAGCTCGGCGGCCAGGGCGTCAACGGTCAGCCCAGGCGGTGTCAGCAGTGATTTGGGATCGAAGGTCATGCGTCGATTCTACGCTACTGGTCGAGGCGCGCCCGCAGTTCGCTCAGCTTCAGCGGCCGGCCCGACATGTCGACCAGATCGCGCGGGCTCAGCTTGCCGGCGCGGAACAATTCCGCTCGGCCTGGTCCCAGCACTTCGTTCTGGTAGGCCTCGCCCTTCATCTTCAGGTAGTCGGCAAACGTGGTCTTGGCCGAAATCTGCCCGCTCGACGACGCGCGTGTGCCCGGGTCTGGCTCGTCCATGTCGATGCCCATCTCGCGCAGCGTCTTCAGGATCAGCGTCTCGGCCGACCGGCAACCCCAGTGGCGCGGCACGCCGCCGTTGTAGGGCAGGTCGTTGTCGCCGACCGGCTCGTAGTCCAGATCCCAGGTCGCGCCGCTGTAGGCGATGCAGGTCAGGCTGGTGTGCCCGTCGAGCGTCGACACCTGCATGATGCCGTTTGCGATGTCGCCGTTGACCTCCATCGTCTTGCGCCGCGCCTGCGCCGCCACGGTCTGCATGCTGGTCTGCACGATCGCCGCCGCGTTGCGCCTGGCCAGCGGCATGACGCCCGGCGGGCCGCCTTCAGCCGGCGCCTTGGCGGTGACCTCCTGTCCGACGATCCGCTTGATGATCTGCGCGTTCGTTTCGCCCTGGGCCGCGCCGATCCGGATCTCGTTGGCCAGCTTGAACTGTACGTCCTGCGCCTGGCGCAGCCACCAGTTCTTCGCCGGCGAACCCCGGATCAGCGCGTCGCTGGCCAGCGTGCGCAGGTAGTTCTCGGTCGGCAGCGCGACGCCCAGGCGAATCTCGATCGAGGCCGCAACCGCTTCGGCACTCGCTGCTGCACGTGCTTCCGTCAGGGCCGCGCGCAGCTCGGCGCCGGCAGGCAGTTCCGCACCTGGCGACAGGTCGATCACCTTGGCCAGCGCCGCCTGCACGGCGCGCGCCTCGACCTCGGCCACGGCGACCAGGTCCAGCTCGAGCTGCGCCTTGCCGAAGTAGGCGGCGATCATCTCGTTCGATTCGCGGAGCAGGGCGTTCTTGCCGGCCTTGCCCAGCGCAGACAGCTCCGGCGCGTTGGCCAGCAGCGACACGATGTCTCGCTGCATCAGCACCAGCACCGCCAGCACGCGCGCCCGGACCTCGGCCTCGGCGCGGAGCATGTCGACGTGCTGGGCCAGCAGCAGCTCCATCAGGAACTGTTCGAGCGCGCTCATGCTGGAACGCCGGCGCCTGGCATTGGCACGCTGAACTGCGGCGGCTCCTGCTCGATGCGCGACTGCACGTCCTGCCAGACCAGGTCAGGGTTGACGATGCCGTAGCGCTGCATTTCGCTGAACGCGTCTTCCTTCGACAGCAGGCCGCGGTCGACCAGCTGCACCAGGGCGGTGACGAACGGGCCAGCGGTCTGCATCACGGTGCTGGACGAGAAGTCCTTGTACAGGTTGACCGCGCCCCTGTACTCGATCCTGACCATCCTGTGCATGAAGTCGATCGCGAGGTCGAGCGCATCCTCCAGCCCCTCGGTCATCATCGACAGCTGGCACTTGGCCTCGCTGTCCTCGATGTTGTTCTGCGTCGCCGTGGTGGAAACCTGCGTCTCGGCCAGCAGCTCGGCGCCCATCGCGCGCATCTGGTTTTCCAGGTCCTGCAACGACAGGCGGCCGGCCTCGATCGCAGCACCGGTGTGCTCGACATACTTGGCGTCGGCGCCCTGCGGCAGCATCAGCGCCGACTTGGCGCCGATCTCGACGCTGGTCTCTTCGGTCACACCCGTGATTGCCAAGATCGGCACGCGAGCGGTGTGCAGGATCGAATCCTGATCGCTCGAGCTTTGCCAGTGCTTGAGGTTCAGGTCGGCCAGGTCCTTGAGCGGCGGCGTAGCAGTCATGAAGCCGGTGCGCCGGGTGTAGAACGTCACCAGTGGGATGAAGTCGAGCGACACCTTGCCGGCGGCGTGCTGCGTCCAATTGTTTTGCCCGGTCTTGCGGTAGGTCTGCCAGGCGCCCGGCGTCAGCACGCGCACCTGCGACACGCAGGCCGTGCCGAACTCGCCATCATCCACCTCGACCGATTCGAGGATACGCAGCATCGACAATTCCTCGGCGCCGCTGGCCGTTTTCTGACTCTTCCAGCCCAAGACCTGCTGCGGCTTGATGTGCACGAGATATGGCCGCACGCCGGCGGCGAGCTCGGCTGCGCGGGTGGGGTAGAGCGCCTTGCCGTCCTCGTCTTGCGTCGACGGGAACTCCACCAGGATGTGCGTCAGGCCGTATTTCAGGCCTGCCGCCATCAAGTTGAATGCGAAGACGGTCAGGTTGTTGCCGCACAGGTCGACGTTTTGCAGCCACCCGGCCGGCTCGGGATCGATGTCCGTGAAGGTGGCCAGCTCGGCAAAAGGCTTGGCGGCCATGTTCTCGACGGTGCGGCCCAGGCCGTTGAACAGCGTCGAGGTGTTGAGGCGGTACTCGTAGCTGTCGGCGTCTTCGCGCGGGAAGCTCGGCAGGAACTTCTCGCGCGCCGCGCGCATGGCATCGGTGCCGCCGCAGAGCGTGTCGATTTTATGCCACCCGCCGGCCATCGCATCGACTGCGGGCGACGTCTCGTTGACCTTGGTTGCCATGTGATCCTTGTTACATTTGGAGGGTGCGGACGACAGCGGCGCGCTTAATCGAGGGCCACTCGTAATCCACGCAGTATCCGATAGCAGTTGTGATGTGCTGGTACTTGTTTTTCTGGTCTTCCTGGAACGTCGAGCCTTCTTGCAGCTGCACCGTCGCAAGACCCTTGTCGCACCACTTTGCCGTCGCTGGGTTCACGAACAGCGTGCGCACTCCGTCGGCGGTCTTGATCTTCGTGCGCACCGCGTTCTGCCTATCCTTGATGGCCGGGTGCGCCGGCTTGACCCTGCGCGAGTAAGTCCAGTTGTTCGCCTTGAGCACCGCCTCGATGTCCGTGTAGTCGGACGCGTGGCCATGCTTCTCGCCAGCCTGGCCGGCAGGATCGCCGTAGATCAGCACGTGCCGATTTTTGTGTTCCTTGAACTTGTCGACGAACTCCATGGCGGACTGCTTCGATACGGCGCTGGTGAGCACGATCTCGTCGAGTAGGTACAGCGCGCCGTCGCGCCGTACGCCAATGGCCGACGACAGCGGCGTGAAGTTCTGGTCGTGCATCCACATCAGCTGCTCGTGTGGCTCGATGCGCGCGTCCGTGTGGTTCGCCTTGCTGTAGTCCTCGTAGATGCGGCCGGATGCGGTCTCGAACGAAGCCTCGAATTCCTGCTTGAACTGCTTCTCCGACATCGCGCTCTTCATCGCGGCGATGACATCGGGTGGCAGAATCTCGGCCGACTTCCAGTGGTACACCTTGAAATTCGAATCGGTGCCGGCCTCCGCTTTGCTGCAAAGGTCGTAGTAGTGATTCAGGCCATCAGGCACGCCCAGCAGCCAACACCAGGCGCGGTAATCGGGATCCAGCGGGTTCACGGTGTTCAGCGCCGGGAGGATGTTCGCTTCCCAGGCGTCGGACTTCACGTCGGCGAACTCATCAATCCCGCCGCCTTTCCACGGAATGCCCTCGATCCGCTGCGGCTTATCCAGGCCGATGACGTGTATCTCGCTACCGTTCGGCATGTAGATGATGAGGTCAGACTCGCTCGGCCGGCGCGGGTGTAGGGACGACAGCGTGAACGCCTTCAGGTCATCCCAGAAGATTTTTTTCGCCTGCGCGTGCGTCGGCGCCGCAGCAAAGTATTGCCCGACCACGGCATTCGCCATCTTCACCAGGAAGCGCTTGAAGCGCTCGGTCTTGCCGCTGCGGCGGCCGGCAGGCACTAGCGGGAAGCGGATGCCCAGCATCACCGCTGCGACCAGGGCCAGCTGTACAGGGTGGTCTTTCAGTGGGTACCAGCGCGCAAGCTGGCGATCCAGCATCAGGTTACCGGTGTTCATGAAGGCAGCTTCGCGATTAATTCGGACAGCAGTTGAGCCGTCTTGTCGCCGCCGGCAGTCTCAAGCTGTTTCAGCTCGGCCTTGCGGCGGTCAATTTCCAGGCGCTTGATTTCCTCGTCGAGCGACTTGTCCGGGTCGACCTTGCGATTCACATAAACGTCGCCTACTTCCTTGGCAGCCTGCTCGATCACGGCCACGGCGAGCGCGATGTTGCGCATACCCTCGGCCTGTTGCGCCATCCTGGCCAGCGCGCGCAGGCGGAAGGCCCGGCTGGCGATCGGAATGGCCGCGGTGTCCTCGCGGAACTTGGCGCGCGTGTCGCGGAAGATCGTCTTCCACTTCGCGCTGAGCTGTCGTCCGACGTACTTTTCGGGGTCGTAGGTTGCGATCTGCTGACGCGGAACGTCGAGCCCGAATTCTTCCTTTACGGAAATAGAGACCTGCGTCGGCGTGTCGAAACAGGCCAGCGCTTGGACGATAAACAGCTTCACCTCGTCTTTGAGTGCGGCCATGGTTGCCTTCCGGTAAAGGGCTGGTCAGCCTATGCCACCTTCAGCAGACAGGTTCCGCAAGCCCTCGCAATGTTGAGTTTCGCCACCTCGGGCGCAGTCTTCGCGGCGTCGATCAGGCGCTGCACATCGGCACTCGGTCCGTATCGGCGAACCACACCAATGAACTCCTCGACATCGTGTGCGCGCATGCAGAACTTCGGCAGGCCATCCTTGGTGAATACTGGGGCGCCGAACTCATCCTTCTCCTGCGCGATGTGGTAAAGCTCGTGCTCGACCAGGGCGCAGAACTCGGCGTCGCTGCATCGGAGGCAGTAATCGGCGTCCAGCGTGATCAGGAAGTCCGGCACCATGCCGAACCAGTCGGCCATCTGCTGTTGCTGGCGGCCTTTTTGCCATGGCCCGCAGCGAAACAGCATTTCCTCGCACAGGCCCAGCACCGTGCGCCCTTGCTTCTGGAAGCTGCCCGGCGCCCACAGGAACTTGACGTCGCAGTGATCGAGGTGCGCGTGGTCGGGATTGTGGAGGCGGCCGTCGTCCGACAGTATCTCGGCGCGAACCCACTTCAGCACGTCAGGCGCCGGGTGGTACCGGGCGCTCAGCGGGTCGACCATGCTTGCCGGCGGAAGAGGGCGCGCGATCGCAGGTGGAGTCTTCGCTCTGGCCATGCGCCGGATCCTTCAAAATTTAGTTGTCGCCGCCCGCTCCAAGCAGGGCCGCAAGCATCTGCGGAGGAGCCTCTTGGTCTTGTTTCGTCGGCGATCTGCGCTCGATATTCATACCGCCTCTGGAGCGCGATGGCGGCCTGCACGTGTTATTGGGTGGTCGCCCGGCGCATCTGGTGCAGCTGCCGGACGTAGCGGCGCCGGTCCAGGCGGGACAGCGCGAACGCCAGTCCGGTGATGAACAACCAGCCGGCCAGACCGAGCGCGCCAACGATGGCGATGCACGCGGCGCACGTCATGGCTTGCCCGCGTCAGGCAGCGCCTTGACCATGTCGAGGATGCTCATGCCGCGCTTGCCGTATCCCTTGTTGCGCAGCAGCTCCATGCCCGCCTCGGCTTCGGCCAAGCGCTGAGCCAGGCGCTCCAGCATCGTGGTGTCCGCCTCTTTGGCCAGCATGGCCGGGCGTTCACCGAGAACGGCGCGCACCATCTGGTCGCGGTAGACGGTGAGAAGGTCGATGCTCATGGGACGGTCCTGACGATGGCGGGTATGCGACCGAGGCGCTCTCGGAGCACCTCGCCGGCCAGCAGCTCCGGCCGCATGCGTGAAATCACCGGCACGCCGGCTGCGTTGTACTGCAACACGTCCAGCACGCCAGGGCGCCGCACGATCTGACCATCCAACTCGGCGCTCATCATAGGCGGGACACGCATCGCGTTCCTAAAAAGTATTCAAATATGCTTACTTTACTGTTGACTTGGTAATCAAATTTGTTTACCATAGCATCACTGTCAACGAGAAAGGGAGGTGTAGTGAAGCAGAAGGAGCTGGTCAGGTGGTTAGCCGAACAGGGCGCCACCTTCACCGAAGGGAAGGAGCACTTGATAGCTCATCTCAACGGTAAAAAGGCCCCAGTGCCCCGTGGTTCGAAGGAGATCAAAACGGGAACACTGCAAGGGATTCTGAAACGACTAGGTCTTAAATAAGGAGGGAGCCCCGAAAGGGGTTCCCTACGCTGCTGAGGTACACCTCCCGCAATAACCGCGAAAGGGCATTACATGAAATATCCAGCTACTTTTACACCTGCCGAAGAGGGCGGATTCGTTATCGAGTTCCGCGACATTCCAGAGGCGATCACGCAAGGCGACGACGAGGCCGAGGCGCTGGCGATGGCGGCCGACGCGCTTCTGACCTGCATGACGATCTACTTCGATGACCGCCGTGTGGTTCCGATGCCATCGGCGCCGCAGGGTGACGAGCGCATGATCCCGTTGCCGTTGAGCGCGTCGTCGAAGGTCTTGCTTCTCAATGAGATGCTGACCCAGGACGTCGGGCCGTCCGAGCTGGCGCGCCGCATGGGCACGACCAAGCAAGAGGCCAACCGTCTGACGGACTTGAAGCACGCGACCAAGATCGACACGCTCGCGTCGGCGTTTCAGGCGCTCGGCCGCGAGCTGGATCTGATCTTGCGCTGATGTAAAAAAGCCCGCAAGCGGCGGGCAAGGCCCCAGGCTCTGCGGAACCTGGAGCTGGAGACATGTTGTGGCGGCTGACTGGCAGCCTCGCACGTCAGCGCTTGACCACACGGATGTGGACTTGGCAGATCACATTCGTGTGGTGGCCGTCTTTCCGGCCTGGCAGAAGGTCCCATGAGGCAGGGTTTTCCCATACGCATACCTGACGAGGGTAAGTGGTGCAGCGATGCCGACGCGCTGCGCTTCAACAGAAAGAGTGGTCCATATACCTACATGTTTCGGTAACATTAATGCAACAAAGTTGTTTCCCGTATATCCAAAGGCGGTACTATTGATCCTCCTAAAACAACTATCCTGAAAGGAAATTTATGAGTAATTCTTACACCGTCAAGATTGCCTGTTCGTGTGGCAGCGAGCAGTTCAGCAGCAACGGGGAGCGTGAGGCTGATACCGTTATGACGTGCGTAAAGTGCGGAGCCACCGGAAAGTACGGGGACATGATGGAGCAAGCAAAGAAACAAATCACTCAGCAATATGCTGACGCGATCGGTAAGATGTTTAAAAAGTGATCGGCTAGTAAAGCAAAAGCCCCGCATCATCGCTGATCGGGGCTTCTGGTCCGGAGTCGCCGCGGGCTGCCATCAGGCACCCGCGCACGTCTTGAAGGACGGAAATAAGTTGTAATTTGGAATTTATCGTATTACTTTCCAAATGTCAATATCTGAGAGTATTAATTTTATGCAAAAAGTTAGCGAAAAAAGTACATCAATTCACACCATCATTCGTCTGCTACTGCGAGAGCTACGGCGCGAAGAGGGCAGGCATCAGGCAGAGGTTAATCAACTACTTGGCCGAACAACAGCTTCCTGGAGCAAGGTAGAAGCTGGTGAAGCAGATCTCAACTTGGATCAATTGTTGACGGTATGTTATGTATGCAACGTTCAACCCTGGGCAGTCTTGCAGGCTGCGCGGGATTACGCAGAACTTTTGAATCGAGAAGGCTGGTATGTGGCATACCATGGTGTGCCTCTTCCTAAGGGTGACGACATGCTTAGTAAAGAGGCAGACGCGTACTATGCGCTCCTCTCAAAAAATCCTGAAGTCGCCTATATGCATTACCAGTGGCGCGTATTAGATGCGCCGCGGCTGGATCAACGTCGCGACGCTATACTTGGTGTCTTCCGATGGATTGTAGACGTGCACTGGAGAGCCGACGTAACAGCGCCGCGACCACCAGTTCCTGCTACGCCGCTCATTCCTCCTGCAGTCCTGGAAAGGCTAACGAAAATGAATGAGGATGAGTGAGGCATGCCGGGAAATCTCATTTTTGATTGCCAATCTCGGCAGCTGCGCGCGTGACGGCGCGGGCAGCTGCGGGCAGACGGTCGTGCTCGTAGCGTTCCACGGTCAACCGACCTCCGGCACCCAGGACCTCGACGCGGCGACCACCAACGACCCGGTGCATGATGTCCAGTTCCAGCGCCGCAGCCAACTCGAACGTATCGCCGTAGAACAACAGTGGGTTCCAGCCGTGCGCGACCGTGCCGTTGGCGAAGCGCAGGTTCACCCAGTGCTCACCTTCAACGTCTTCGACCCGCACAGCGCCGAGTGCGCGCCCGGCCAGCTCGAGCAGCTCGCGATCGGCGGCCGGGATCACCTGGGGCTGGCGCGCCGGCAGCTCGTCCAGGTCGTCCTCCTCCTGGTCAATGCCACCAAGGCAAGCGCTCGGAACGGTATCATTCATTCATCTGCCTCATACCATTTCGCTGCAAGACGGACGATAGCCAGGCGGAGATCGGCGTAGAACGTACGCCCGGGGTTGTTTTCTTCAACAACATCTTCACCGAGCCATGCCTTTGCGCCACGTCGGTCGACCTGGAACGACATGATGAGCTTTTCAGCGATTAGAAGCGCGTCTCCCGAGCTTTCCAATGGGTTCCACGGCGTCATGGAATCAAGCATAAATCCGCGTTGCACATCGTAGCTTGGGGTCAGTCCAGCGGCCTTGGAGGCTGCAAGGATGAGGCGATGCTGAGTGCTGTTAGGCATTGGAATATTTGAGGCAGTCACCTTTGTATCTCCATGTGGTTGTCGACCACAGATTCTATCGCGACCTGGGCGTTGAGCAGCAGGCTGTCGAACAGATCCCGCCGGATCGGGAATTGCAGCACGCGCATGATCGCCTGCCAGGCGCGGCCGTCGACGTAGTGCAGGCGCAGAATGCGCTTTTGCGTGCCGCGCAGCGGGTGCAGGCCCAGTTCGATGCGGTAGGCGTCGTCGTCGTCCAGCCGGCGGCGCTCGTCGCTGTGCGATTCCTGTAGGCCGGCCTCACGGCGCAGGCGGTCGCAGAATACTGCCGTGGCAGTGCGGTTGATGCGCCGGTAGTCGGAGTTGGCCCAGCGGCCCCAATTCTGCAGGCGCTGGTCGATGTCGCCAGTGTCAGGGTGCTCTGGCGCAGCCCGGCGCTGCGGCTGCGGCCGAGTATAAGGAACCTCAGCGAAGTCGTCGTGGCGCCGCGCTGGTGCGCCGGCTGGGCGCCAGTTCAGGCTGATTGTGATGCGGCGTTCGGTCAAGACTGCAGCTCCTTCTGGTAGATGTGGCCGACCAGGGCCTCGACCGCGAGCCGCGCGTGCACGAACGCATCGACGAACTGCAGGGCCGGCCGGTCTTCGAGCCCGAGCATCTGGCATGCCCCTTCAGGCGTCTCGCGGCGGACGTAGCACCACCACAGGAGCGAACGCTGCAGGCTCGACAGCCCAGGCATTGCCTGCTCCAGCAGCAGGGCATCGTCCGGGTCGAATGCACGCCGGTCGTGCAGCTGCTCGGCGCCGCGCATCCGGTGGTAGCTCCTGGCCCAGTTCTCGAGGCGCGAGGCGATACTGCGACGATTGGTCAAGGCTTTACCTCCCCGGTGGCCGCGCCGCAGATGCAGCCCCGGCTCTGGTTGCAGTCCTCGCTGCAGGTCGGCGCCGGCAGGCGCACCAGACGGCCCGCCACCCAGGCGATGAGGGCGACGGCGCCGAGCATGGCGGGGATGAGGGCGAGGGCGGTCATGCTTTTCCTTTCAGTGCGCGCAGCTTGGCGGCGTATTCCGCCTTCATGGTGCGCAGGTCGTCGATGGTGTAGTGGCGGGGCGTCTGGTCGGCCTCCAGGGCTTCCACGGCGGCGAGGCCGATGCGGGCGATCATCCCGGCGCGGAAATGGGTGCGCGTGGTGCCGCCAGGGCGGTTATGGCCCTTGAGCTGCTTGTGCACATTGTTCTCTTCGAAGCGCAGGTGTGCGGCGGCGCCGCGGCTGATGTAGTGGCCGGCGTCCCACTGGCCTCCGGTGAGCAGGTCGGTCTCGTCGAAAAGCTTGCCGCAGCAGATGCACGGCCGATCGCGGTCGCGCTCGCGAATGAAGGCGTTGAACACGCGCTGCACGTCGGCAGTCCACTGAGCCTTCGTCTTGAAATTCTCCAGCGCGGCCTTGGTGGCGACGCGATCGGCGCGCGCTGCCGTCGCCGCCTGCTTCTCGCTGACGCGGCGGGCATGCGCACCGGCGCAGGCCGGGCCGCACACAGCCTGCATCGGGCGCGCCTGCTTGAACTTGTCCTTGCATACGGTGCACTTGCGCTCGCGCAGCTGGGTGCGCAGGGCAGTGGAGCGGGCGAGCGTCACGGCTGCACCGCCTTGCAGCCCATGTGCGTCTTGCCGTCGGCGGCGATGCGCGCAGTAAGCGATGCGCGGGAATCGAAGCCGGGTGCAAGGTACTGGCAGCCAGTGGTGCGGTCCGCATACACCGTGGGGTCGTAGGAGCGATTGTCGCTACCGGTTCTCGCGCAGCCGGCCAGCAGCACGGCCAGGATCAGCATTCGTTTCATCGTTCAGGTTCTCCCTATCGTTGTTGTGCGCCCGGGCTGGCCGGGCGGGGTGGTGATCAGGCCGGGATATCGGCCAGGGCGAACACGATGCCGCGGCAGTACGGCTCGCCGTCCTCGACGATCTCGAAGGTTTCGTGCGGCACGTCGGTGCTGATGATCCAGCTGTAGCCGGGTTCGCCTTCCCAGATCGCACGGATGACGGCACCGCCGTTTTCGCGCTGGAAGTAGTCGCGCAGCGCGTCCTTGTCGCCGTCGTCGAGCACGCTTTCGAAGCTGGGCACCACGCCTTTGGCGTCGACGCGCGCGCCGATGCCGCCATCCGGGTAGGTCTCGTCGTGGATCGCGCCGCGCAGCTCGAGCAGGTCGTCGCTGGCGCCGAAGGCTACGACCAGGCCGGCGGCCTTGGCCTGATGCTCCTCCGTGCGGTCAACCTCATTCGTGTACTCGCGGCCAGTCAGCAGCATGGCCAGTTCCTTTGCATTCATCGTCTTCTCCTTGTTGTCGCTGCGTTACTTCGTCAGTGCGCTCGCGCGCGAAATGGTCTCGGGGTGCCGGCGCTGCAGCTCAGCCAGCGTTTCCCGGCTGCTCTTCGCCAGCTCTCTGGCTCGCCTCGATCCCCGCTCGAGGTACAGCGGACACGGATGGTCGGTCGAATGCGCGTCGCGCTCGTTGCCTTCGCAGTGGCCCGGCCCGTCTTCGTGCAACTTCTGGCCGCCGGTGGGCAGGAACCGTGCGCAGCAGCGGCAGGGATCGTGTTCGCGGTTCATGCGGCCCGGCCTCGCTGCGCGCGCTCGAACGCGTCGACCCGGGCTTGCCACTCGTCGTAGCTCTCGTCCGTGCCCTTCGGCTCGTTGCCTTGGGGCTTGCGTGGCGGTGCTGGTGGCGCGGCAACTGGGCTTGCTGGCGCCGGCGCAGCCTGCCGTTGCAGAACGGTCTGCACGGTCTTGTCGAGGTAGGCGAGACCGATTTCCTCGCCCGGCTTGAACTTTCGCGCCTTCTCGATCGCCGTCAGCAGAACCTCCCTGGTGACGCGAGCATCGGCCGTCCAAGCTTGGACGACTCCGTCGCTCGGCTGCGCTTCGATGGTGTTTTCGCGCAGCAGGCCAGCAATGGCTGTGGCTCGTTTCGACCCTCCGGTTTGGTCGTCGTCGTCGTGTTGCTGGCCGACGCCAACTTCGGTTGAGGCTTGAGACGACGATTTAGATTTAGTAGTTAACTGTCCCTGTCCCTGTCCCTCTCCCTGTCCCTTGGATTGCTTTTCACCAGTGACATCTGCATCCTGTCCCGGTGACATCTGCGGTTTGTCGCTAGGGACAAATAGCGGTTGTCCCACAGGACAGCCTGCCTCCAGCCACGCATCGAACTCAGGGAAAGGCAGCTTTGTCCCGTGCCGCTCATTGTGTTTTTTGATCCGCGCGCACTCGGTTTTCAGGCGCTGTCGCAGTTTCGCGAGCCACGCCTCGTTCGCCTTTTCGGCGACGACAGGGTGATACAGGCGGCCGTCGGCGCACTTCACCCAGCCGCGCAGGGCGCCGGTGCGGACCTTGATCCATTCCTTCACGACACGGCCGTAGCCGGCGTACTGGGCCAGGATCTTGTCGTCGTCAGGAAGGCTTGCGGCCGGCACCTGGTGCCAGGATGCGCACCACAGCAACACGGCGCAGCGGAACTCGTCGGCTTCCGCGGTGACGGCCAGGTCGCTGTCGCGCAGGCGCACGACGTCGAGCGGCATGAAGGCGAAGTCGCGCAGGTCGCAGTCGATCGGGGTCAGCGGCGCCGGCAGGGTGATGTTGGCGGGCTTCATGGAAACATCCCCAGTTGGATCGGCGCCAGCTCGCGGATCCAGAACGTCATCGACTGTTGCGATTCGATGCGTTCGCGCATGATTGCGGCGCGCGCTTCTTTCGTCGGTGGTGTGTACGTGCCGCGCCAGGCACTGTCGATCCCGACGTTGCGGCCGATGTTCGTGCTATCGGCACTTGCGAAAGGGAAGCGGGTATAAATGGCCGGGTCTAGCATGCGGAGGCCATGAATCTTTGCAGCTGGGCGGCCATCCTTGTCGCAGATGACATCCATCGCCTGGGCCATGCGCGTCCACCAAGCTTGAGTGCCAATCTTGGCGAACTCGCCCGAGCTGCCGAGGCAGATACGCGGCCACGCGGATACAAGCCGATCCAGGCGAGCGAGGGATTCGTGCAGGTGCCAGACAGGGGCGCCGACGTGCGCGGCACGGTCGTGCCAAGGCCACTCCGCGAGCAAAGCGTCGTTGGCGGCCTCGTCGCCATCGATGACGTCGGGGATGACTGCAAAGTCGAATTGCGGATAGCGGTGCAGCTCCTGTACCCAGGCGTAGTAGCTGCACCAGTTCGTCACTGGTTTCCCGCTACGCCAAGCGCCGAAGGCGCCGTTGTCGACTGCAATCGACTGTGCCACCTCCAGCGCGACCGTCAACTGGTCGGAGTTCGGAAACGAAACGAAGGCGTGACCGCCGCCGATTGCGCGCACGGCGGCCGTGGCCGGGGTGATCGGCAAGCCGTGGTAGTGGATCATGGCGGGCTGCTCCCCACCAGCTGCTGGCCAGCCTCAGCCGCGCACGCATCCCAGGCGTCCTGCCAGGTAGCGATTGCATCGACGCTGTGCCAGTTGAAGCCGTGGTCATCGCGGCCGGCGCCGCGCACGAATGCCTCGCGGGCCTTGGACTGGATCATGGCGCGGTAAATGATGGGCTCCGTCATGGCTCGCCCGCCTTGCGCAGGTGCTCGGCCGTCTCGGTCAGGTCCCGGATGCTCTTGTTGAGGCGGCCGTACGCGCGCTCACTTGCCTTGGCGCCCAGGTAGCGCACGCGCTTGTAGGCCTGGTTGTGCACCGCGACGTTGTCCGCCATCGAAAGCAGCTTCGAAGCGTCCGGCTTTGGTGATAAGGTGCTCACGTTCAAATTCCTTTCGGCCCGGCTCTCCACCGGGCTATTTTTTTGCTTCGTGTCGCAGTCGGAAGCCATTAAAGAAGCCTCCGGGCGCCGCCCTTTGCGCCGCGCGCGCGGCAAGCCTGACGACCAGGACCCGGACAACCTCGGGATTCCTTGCCGGCCGGCTTGGCCATACCATGCGTTTGCACGGCACTGTTGATGAGGCTGCGGTTCATTGCGGACTTCGACAGGCCGAGCAGCTGGCAAAGGTTCGTGAAGCCGCTCAGCTCCGCGGGGTTCAGCAGGGTTTCCAGCACTTCGGTGCGGACGTTCGGGTTCAAGCTCATGTGTTTCTCCAGGGTGATGCGGGTTACGTGGATGGGTCGGCAAGCCGACGGGGTGGTACTGGGCAAGAGCCCTGTTGCAACTTTTCGGCAACAAAAAAACCGCAGCGGTTACTGCGGCTGGGATTCGGGTTGAGCAGCAGACTCGGCGTAGCGGGCCGGGTAGATGAGCTGCAGTTCGCTGACTTCACCGTCAAACTCGCGGCAGATTCGCTCGGCCAGCTGGGCATTGGGGGTCTGGACCCCGCGCTCGATGCGACTGAGGTTGCCAACGTCGCTGCCAACTTTTTTAGCAAGAACATTCAGCGTGATGCCGCGCTTTTCGCGAGCTTGTCGGAGAGGCGATTTCATGGTTTTAAGGGCTCCTAAGATGCGTAATACGCACTTTATATCAGAAATAAGAAATGCGCAATGCGCCTTGCGAGAGGCGCATCAAAATTCGACAATCGCACGCATGAGCGCAGGTGAAAAAATCAGGGCAATTCGGATTGCCAAAAAGATGACGCTGGCCGAGGTCGAGGGCAGGGCTGGGCTAACCGATGGGAATTTGTCGCGGATCGAGCGAGGGAAGCAGTGGGTAAGCGAGGATGTTTTGCGCAACATCGCCCAGGCACTACTGGTGCGTGTTGCCGACTTTTTTGATGACGCTGAAGCGCCGGCCAGCGTGGTCGACCAAAGTCACCCGGTGGCGCAGCGAATGGAAGCGCTGCTGAAGCAGGCTGGGGATGAGGTGCGGCTACTGACTGTGTACCGACTCGCCAGCGCTGACGACCGTACGGTAATCGACGCAGCCGTCGACGATGTGATCGAGCGCCTCGACATTGTTGGAATTTTGAACAAGCGACAGTGACGGTCTGCGCCCCGAGGGGAAGCGCTTCTGCAGATGTCGTGCAAACGAGCGCAATCGATCGCGACCGTCCGGGTTCATAGTGGCGTAAATGCTGAGCAGGTCGTCGATGTCGGTCATGATCGTTGGTAGTGTCGTGATGTAAACTACTGTACACCCATACAGTATTTTTCGCCAGTGTCCGACAACAGCTGGTGTCACATGATTGACGCGTGAGTTTTTGTGAGATTTTGAATGGTGATATGGCGCGCTTAGACGTCGATGGGAAAAATCTAATGAAATTTACTTTAGTCCTTTGTACCCTTGCGATTGCCGGGACCTCTTCCGTCTTTGCTGCTCCCGTCAAAAAAGCTTCCCAGCCTAAGGCATCTCAGAAGGAATTACTTTATACACTGGCACCGCTGGATCCGGGGGTAGATGCCCTGCCTCCCCAATATATTGGCCATAGCTGTCGTAGCTTTGCAAAAGCCGTCTCCAAAATCAAACCTCAGAAATCAGAATTCGAAACCACGTCTGCATACAGAGCTCGTGTGGACGCGGCTGGCAACGCGCCAATAGTGGGTACTACGACGCTTAATGATGTGGTGGGGTTTGTGCAGGCTTCCGATGTGTATGCCGGAGTGAGTGAAACTTATGATGCGGATCGCGGCGTGTTAAACGTGCGCGCTCACTGGGACGGGCAAACAAAAATGGTCAACAACGAACTATTAAGGTTTGTAAGGCTTAATGAAAAAATAAAATCGAACCGATCATATGTCGCATCCAATGCATACGGAAAAAAAGTTGATGTTGACAGTTCTCAATGGAATGTCTGCGCTGTGGCGTTTTCGAATCTAACGTATTCCTCCTTACTAAGGTCAGGAATAAAAAATATCGATGAGTCTATCGAAATGTCGGCTGATGATGCTCGATCCGCCAAAGGTAATTTGGCGCTGATATTTGTTGGAAATCTGAACGAACCCTACTTATCGGAATTTCACGATTATTCGAAACCGACAATTGACCGCCCGAATGAAATGGCGTTTAGTGGTGATCTTCTTATTATGAAACTTGTTCAAGTCTGGATATTTAATAGGCAGACTGGAGCGATTTACAAAAAAACCGATATTTAAGAAAGCGCTCCCGCCCATGACGGCACGGGAGCAAAGAATCCGGGGTAGCTCCCGGACTGCGGGCCGCTAACCCGCATGTGGTGCGAAGTGATAACGAAAGCCGGTCTATGCGACCGTCGAGCCGGGCGGGGTGGATGCCCCGCAAATGCTAGCCCATAGACTCGGCCATCGGAATTGCTTCAAGCTCAATCACACCCAGGCAAGGTCGGATGCCCGAGCCCAAGTGTGGTGCCAACGCAGCTGCAGCTGCACCGGCTAGCGCCTGGCAAGGCGCGATACAAATGCCGACCTAATCAGCCGGCGTGCACGCCAGCGTAAATAGGGCTCATTGCCATGTTGAAACTGACGAAAGCAACACAGGTGAAGTGGTCGATCGATGTAGCGAAGTGCATCCACGCGGTATCCGGACTGCTCTTTGTGCTGCATCAAATCGGTCGCTTGTGACCTGAGCTTGACGGGTCGGTATACGCCGACCCGTCAGTGCTGAACTTTACATGGCATTTCAACGGTTTACAAGAATCCGCTTGCCGTGAGCGGAGGCGCCACGGCACGCCGTCATGCCGGCTATGAGAGAGAAAAATGAAAAAGATCTTTGCTGCCGCATTGCTTGCTGCGGTCGCCTCCGGCGCATACGCCCAGGTTTACGTAAATGGCTACACGAAAAGCAACGGCACCTACGTAGCGCCCCACATGCGCAGTTCACCCAATAGCACGACGGCAGACAACTACAGTACGAAGGGAAATATCAATCCTTACACAGGGGAAACTGGCACAAAGAATCCAGAGCCGCAGGGATATGGACTGCAGCCCGTTCAGCCAATTCGACCAGCTCAGCCAACTCAGCAAATTCAGCCGCTGCAGGCTCCTCAATTCGGATTGAAGCCGCAGCCAGCACCGCAGTCTACAATTACCACGACGCCGCACGCATTCTAAAATAATCCCCGCTCGCGGCGCGGATTAATTAAAGTTACCCTGAAGTGAGTGAGAATATATGGCTGTTTCAGATTTGCCGCCGCTACGGCAATTGGAGTATGAGGAAGTTGTTGAGTACCTAACCGCAAAAAAGATTACTCCCGTATGCCCGTCGTGTGGTGAGCAGCAGCACTATATTGAGCGAGGTACGGGAAATCATGATGTCGGCTATTTTGCTCAACGCGCCGCAACTGTAGTTGAGGGTGTTGGAGTAAATTACGACCGGGGTGGCGCCCTTGTTACCGTAATACTTTCCTGTATTAATTGCGGTTATCAAAGACACTATAATGTTAGCAGGATGCTAACTTATTTTTTGAACAAGGAGAAAGCATGAGTCGGGTTGTTGACGATCATGGTCACTGGAGGAGGGGGCCGAGAACGCCGGTTGACAACTCTGGCGGACCACCGGATGATCCGAGTATGGAAGAAAGAGTCAAAAAACTGGAAGGCCTGGTCGAGAAGACCGTCGAGCGCGTCGTCAACATCGAGCGCGATGTGGCTGTTATGCGTTCGAATTATGCTACCGGCAAGGAAGTTTCCGATGCAAAAACCAGCATTGTCATGTGGGTCGTTGCGGCGATCTTCCTTGCTCAGCTGCTCCCAATGCTGAAAGATTACGTAAGACCCTCTGTTGAGCCTGCCTCTGCTGCTGGGACGGCGCCTGCCCAAGCTGCACCGCCTTCAGTTGCCGCGCCCGCCAAGCGGTAGCGCTCCCCACCTTGCCCATCTTAGCCCGCCACGAGCGGGCTTTTTTACGTCCGTACACCAGAGCGTAATGCCCAACATGCGCATCGCACACCTTTTTTTTCACAAAAATGCGCTTGACGCATCTAAGCTAAATGCGTACTATGCATTTCATCGCAGCGAGCTCAACCCCTGAGCCGCGAACCTGGAGAAGATCGTGAACTGTGACTGCCTGCAGCAAGTGCTGAAAAACGTGACGGAGCGTATGGAGTGCGCCGACCGCGCAGGGCCGGGCGCCAAGGTCGAGTGTGGCGCCTCCGCTATTACGTTCGGCGAAAAGCTGGAATCGCGTCTGTATATCCCCTTCAACGTGGCCGGTCCGAACGTTGGCTACCGCAGCTCGAAGGGCAAGGAAATTCCCGTGTTCTGCACGTTCTGCCCGTTCTGCGGTAAGAGCGCCACGGGTGACGCCGCCCCGGCCGCTGCCGGAGCCCAGCCATGACCCGCCAACCAACCGCCGAGCGCGAAAGCGCGATCGTCACCGAAACCCGCGTGCAGTTCTCGGCGCTGACCCGCGCCGTGCTGGCCGGCGAGCCGAAAGCCACGAAGCGCATCGTCATCGCCTTGGGTGAGCACCTGGCCGACGACAACGCCTGCGCCGAGCTGGTGCGCGCCACCCTGGACAACGCCAATGCGCTGCAGGCGGTGCTGACCGACCTGATCTGGATCGAAGCCGGCGAGCTGGCCGAGGCCGCGCTTGACGCCCGCGAGCAGCGGCTGCGCGACAACCTGGTCGATCAGCGGATCGATGTGATGAAGCACCCTGAGGCAGCCTGATGTGCGAGCACTGCGACGACACCGGCAGCCTGTCGAAAGACCTGCACGGTCACCTGGACTGCGGCCATTGCGGCGTGGCGTATGAGCGGGCAACGGTCGAGCGCTGGGCGCGGGAAAACACGCCTTACTGCGACTCGGTCGATGCATGGCTGCTGCACCAGCATGGCAAGGCCGCCGGCGCGGTCGAAGTGGCGCGCAGCGGCGCGTGAGCAGGGCGCCTCACCCTCGTAAGGGGTGACCACACAACTGACGATTGATTGCGCTGCCCAAGGCGTAGCCCGCATCAGGGCTTTGTAGCGGCGGGAGCGAAAGCGGCAGGGGATGCCCGATAAGTTGGACTGGCCGGCTAACCGTCAGTCGTCAGTCGTGTGGTGAAGGCGGTTGTGATGTTGAGGCGGGAAATTCGTGCGGTGGAAAGGGTGCCGCGCAATACAACAAGCGCTCGGGGATATGCCCGCGAACCGAGCAAGCCGTACGCCGGCCACCACCGCGGGGAAGCATGGAGCAGCACAGTTCCGCGTAAAGGCAAAGCCATGCAGTAGGACGCCACCCTGAGGCGCACAGGTCGATGCCGGACATCGTGAAAGCCGGACCGAACAACAACCGCCGGCGGCGCCGGCTAGAACGAGGAGCAGCAGGATGGAAACGAAGCATACGCCGGGGCCGTGGCAGATCGATCCACACGACGACGGGGATTATTTCTGGATTTCTCCGGTGGCGAGTGGCGGTTACGGATGGGTCGGTAACCGCTACATGCGGGCGAGTGGCCACATGGACATCGCGGATGCTCGCCTGATCGCGGCGGCACCCGATTTGCTCGAGGCGCTGCAGGCAATCCTGCCTGACGCGATCAGCAACCACATCGGCGGCCCTGACACGCAAGCACGCATCGATGCGGCCCGTGCCGCTATCGCCAAGGCCGCCGGGAGCGCCCAATGACCGTCGTCCGCATCGCCCGCCTCCAGGCGCCGGCCCAGCCCGAGCGCCGCGACCTGGTCGGCCGCCTGCTGCTGACCGGCATCGAGCACACCGATGCGCGCCCCTGGATTGGCGGCGTCGCCATGGCCCTGGTCTACATGCTGGGCGTGATCCTGCAACAGGTGATGCCGTGATCCGCGACATCGCCCGCGCCCTGGTGCTGCTGCTGGCCCTGGGCATCGTGGCCGCGGAAGTGGCCGAAACGCAGAGCGCGCCGGCAGTGCGCGCCGATTAAACCGATTTTTAACCAGGAGAGCAACTTGAACGCACCAGCACAAAATGCCCTGACCGTTCGTCAGGAATTCGGCGGCACCAGCACTTCGCTGGCCTTGCAGGAAACGTCATCCACCGCGGTGGCGGCGCAGGCGAAGGCGATGGTCGAGGCGCGCTACGTGATGGCCCTGCAGCGGCCGCGCAACTGGGATCAGGTACGCCAGGACCTGATGAAAGAGTGCAAACGCCCGAGCTTCGCGCACAACAAGAGTGCCTACTACCGCAAGCCGATCGGGCAGGGCGTGGAAGGCCTGGGCATCCGCTTCGTCGAGGTGGCCATGCGCTGCATGACCAACGTGCTTATCGAAACCAGCATGGTATTCGAGGACGCGAGCAAGGAAATCCACCGCGTGTCCGTGACCGACCTGGAGTCGAACGTCACATACCCGCTCGACGTCCGTGTATCGAAGACCGTCGAGCGCTCGAAGCCGATGGACGACGGGTCGTATATCTCGGTGCGCACCAACAGCTACAACAAGCCCGTCTTCACGGTCACGGCCAACGACGACGATTTGTTGAATAAGCGCGCAGCACAGATCTCGAAAGCAATCCGGACGCTCGGCTTGCGCATCATCCCCGGTGACATGCAGGACGAGGCCGAGGAAATCATCAAGCGCGTGCGTCTCGATGAGGCGGCGCGCGACCCGGACGCCGAGCGCAAGAAGCTGGCGGATGCCTTCGCCGGCATTGGCGTCAAGGTGGCCGACCTGGTCGACTACCTCGGCCACTCCCTGGACGCCTGCTCACCGAACGAGCTGGTCGACCTGCGCGGCGTGTATGGCGCCATCAAGGACGGCGAGGCCACTTGGAAGTCGGTAATGGAAAACAAGGCCGAGCAGGATGGCGCCGGCGGCAAGAGGTCCGACAGCGCGGCGCCGTCAGCCAAAAAGGAACTGTCGACGTGCACGGCCGATGAATTCGAGGCGAAGAAAGCCGAGTGGCGCAAGGTCATCATCGACAAGAAGAAGACCCCGGGCGCGCTGATCGCGACCATCCAGACCAAGGTGCTGCTGACCGAAGAGCAAAAGCTCACGATCGACAGCTGGGCTCACGAAGCCGAATAACAGAACTGCCTCCATAGGAACCGACATGCAAACCCATGATCTCATCCAAGGCTCGCCGGAATGGCATGCCTACCGCGCCACCCACTTCAACGCCAGCGACGCTCCGGCCATGATGGGCGTCTCTACATACAAGACCCGCAGCCAACTGGTTCATGAGTACGCAACCGGCGCCGCGCAGGAAGTCGACGCGTTCACGCAGGCACGCTTCGACGATGGTCACCGCTACGAAGCGCTGGCGCGCCCGCTGGCGGAGCAGATCATCGGCCAGGACCTGTATCCGGTCGTCGGCTCGGACGGCAAATATTCCGCCAGCTTCGACGGCCTGACGATGGCCGAGGACATCAACTGGGAGCACAAGAGCCTGAACGACGACCTGCGCGCCGTGATGGTCGACGGCTGCACGGGCGCCGATCTCCCAATGATGTACCAGGTGCAGATGGAGCAGCAGTGCATGGTATCGGGCGCCGGCAAGGTGCTGTTCACTGCGTCGAAGTGGGAAGGCGACGAACTGGTCGAGGCTCGGCACTGCTGGTACGAGGCGAATCCGGCGCTGCGCGTCGATATCGTCGCCGGCTGGGATCAGTTCGAGGTCGACGTCGACAATTATCAACACGTCGAAGTGCTGCCACCGGCGGCGCCGGGCGCAGTGCAGGACCTGCCGGCGCTGTCGATCCGCGTCGACGGCCAGCTGACCCTCAACCACAACCTGGTGGTGTTCGGCGAGCGCCTGCAATCCTTCATCGCCGACATCGACACGAACCCGAGCGACGACCAGGCCTTCGCCGACGCCGAGCAGGCCATCAAGGTGATGGAGCGTGCCGAGACGGCGCTGGGCGCCGCCGAAGCCTCGGCGCTGGGCCAGGTGCAGGCCGTCGACGACATGGTGCGCACGGTCGCCAGCTACAAGGAACTGGCGCGCAAGACCCGCCTGATGCTGGAAAAGGTAGTCAAGGCCCGCAAGGAGACGATCCGCGTAGAGATCCACCAGGTGGCGAAGGACAAGGCGGCAGCGCACATCGCAGACCTGAATAAGCGCCTGGGCCGCCCGTACATGCCGACCGTGGCCGTGGACTTCGCCGGCGCCATGAAGGGCAAGAAGACCGTCACCAGTCTGCGCGATGCGGTCGACACCGAGCTGGCGCGCTTCAAGATCGAGGCCAACGCCGTGGCCGACCGGATCCAGATCAACCTGGGCCTGATGCGCGAGCTGGCCAGCAACCACGCCTTCCTGTTCGCCGACACGCCATCGATCGTGTTGAAGGCCGCCGACGACCTGACCGCGCTGATCAAGCTGCGCATCGCCGACCATGAGCAGGCCGAGGCAGCGAAAGCCGAAGCGCTGCGCGCCAAGATCGCCGAAGAGGAGCGCGTCAAGGCGGAGCGGGCAGCCACTGAAGCCGCGCGCCAGGCGCAAGCCGAAGCGGCGCGCGTGGCCGAGGAGGCCGCGGCAGTGGAGCGCGCACGCGTTGCGGCGGACACGAAGCGGCAGCTGGAAGAGCAAGCAGCCAGGATCGCGGCGGCGAACAAGCTTGAAGCCGACCATGCAGAGGCACTGGCGATCAACGCGGCCGGACACTATTTCAGTGACTCCGCGAAGCGCGAGGACGGCGCGCCGATCATGTGCAACCCGAACGGCTCGCGCAGCATCTTCTGCGATATCGACGAGGACCACGGCACGCTGCCGGCCGCTCAAGTGACGCCGATCGACGCCGCGCGCCCGGTGCTGGACGACGAAGCCATGCTGCGACTCGGCCAGATCAACGAGCGCCTGGCGCCGATCATGCTGGACGCCGCCGGCTTGGCGCGCCTGGGCTTCGCACACGCCATGACCGATAAGTCGGCCAAGCTGTACCGGCAATCGGACCTCTTGCGCATCGTCGCGGCGCTGCAGCGGCACCTCGGCGGCGTTGCTGAGCAGGCGAGGGCAGCGTGACCGAAAAGCGCGTCTTCCGCATCACGCCGACCAACCGCCGGCACGTGGCCGAGCAGGTCGGCAACCTGCCCGAGGGTTACGTGATCAAGGCCGGCCCGCCGACGCGGAGCCTGGAGCAGAACGCCATGCTGCACGCGATGTTCGGCGAGCTGGCCGCGAAGGCAAAGTACCTGGGCCGCCAGCTGACCGCGTACCAGTGGAAGAACCTGCTGATCAGCGGCCACAGCATCGCGGTCGGCCTGACACCGGAGATCGTGCCGGGCGTCGAGGGCGAGTTCATCAACCTGCGCGAGTCGTCGGCGCAGATGACGGTGGCACGCATGACCAGCCTGATCGAGTACGTGCATGCGTGGGCTGCCGAGAACGGCGTGCGTCTGGACGGCTGACATGGATCCGGCCCGCATGCAGTTCCGCCAGCAGGAGCGCCCGCTGATCGAAGACGACGACAATCGCGGCCTGAACTGCCACGGCTGCCTGTTCAACCGCCAGCCCGCCCGCGTGTGCATCCAGGCGGCTGCCGAAGCAGTCCAGCGCGGCCTGCGGGATTGCGATGCGGTCGACCAGTTCGGCGAGGTCGTGATTTACGTGGCGACGGATGTGGACCCGAGGCAGATGGATTTGATAGGAGATATGGCATGACGAAGAAACCTACCAGTGGCCAGTCCACCACCGACAGAATCGCGGCGCGCGAGCGCGCCTGCGACAGCATCCTCGCGCTGCTGGCCGAGAAGCCGCGCACCGTGGCCGAGCTCATGGCCGAGCTTAGCCTGACCGACAGCACCGTGTGCCGCTACCTGAACTACCTGGCCGAAATGGGCGAAGTCTGCCGCTCGGAAGAGCGTGGGCCGTTCAACCGGCAGATTTGGCGCCTGGGTAGCGATGGTGCGCCGCCGGACAAGAAAGAGCGCGGCAATGCGTTTAGCGGCGCCAAGGTAGTGCCGGCGCGCCAGATCGGGATGCAGCGGCACCCGCAGGACGTGGCGTTTTTCGGGCCGGCGCGGGTCGACCTCATCACCACGTCGGCGCCGTGCGCCGGCTATGCAAAACCATTAGGAAAATAAGAATGCCCCGCGATACCCACACCCAAGAGATCAAGCACTTTCACTTCTGCTGCGGCATCGGCGGCGGCGCCAAGGGCTTCAACAAGGCGAATCCGCGTGTCGGAACCATGTCCGCGCGCTTCCGCTGCCTGGGCGGCGTCGATGTCTCGCCCTCGGCCATCCGTGACTTCAACCGGATCGTCGGCGTGCCAGGTACCGTGATGGACCTGTTCAGCCGCGGCCAGTACGTCGCCTTCCACGGTAAGGAGCCGCCGGCGGACTGGCGCGAGATGGGCCCGGCCGACATCCGGCGCGCCGCCGGCAACGAGCGGCCGAACATCGTGTTCATCAGCAGTCCGTGCAAGGGCGCCTCCGGTCTGCTGTCCGAGACGATGAGCCTGACGCCGAAGTACCAGGCCCTGAACGAGCTGACCCTGCGCTGCATCTGGCTGATGGCCGAGGCCTGGGCCGACGATCCGGTCGACCTGATCGTGTTCGAGAACGTGCCGCGGCTGGCCACGCGCGGCCGGCACTTGCTGGACCAGATCAATCAGGTGTTGCAGCGCTACGGCTACGCCGTCGCCGAGACGACGCACGACTGCGGCGAGCTGGGCGGCCTGGCGCAATCGCGCAAGCGCTTCCTCCTGGTGGCGCGCCACGCCGAGAAGGTACCGCCGTTCCTGTACGAGCCAGAGAAGAAGCGTCTGCGCCCCGTGGGCGATGTGCTCGGCCGCATGCCATTCCCGGGCGATGAGGCGGCCGGCCCGATGCACCGCATCCCGCGCCTGCAGTGGAAGACGTGGGTGCGCCTGGCTTTCGTCGAGGCTGGCAGTGACTGGCGTTCGCTGAACAAGCTGGCGGTAGAGAATGGCCACCTACGCGATTACCTGATCGTTCCGGAATACCGCTCCGACTACTTGGGCGTGAACCGCTGGGACGAGCACATGGGCGTAGTGTCCGGTCGCGCTGGCCCGAGCAATGGTGCGTTCTCAGTAGCCGATCCACGTCACATGGGGCCGGCCAAGCACAGCAACGAGCTGCGCGTCGGCGGCTGGGAGGAGGCTGCACGCGTGGTCTCTGGTGCGCACGGAACCGGCCAGTGCGTCGCGGACCCGCGCTTCGACCCGGGCAAGTACGACTGCGGCCAGTATGGCCTGTGCGGCTGGGACGAGACGATGGGCGCGGTGATCAACGTGAAGAGTCCAGGGCAGGGAATGTTCGCCGTGCAGGACCCGCGGTCGACCAGCAGCTTCGACGGCGCCGGCAAGTACCAGGTCACGCCGTTCGACCAGGCCGCAGGTACCGAGATCGCCGCCAGCACAACAGGCCAAGGCGCCTTTGCCGTTGCTGACCCTCGCACCAGCTTGAATACGCGTAAGCAGGGCGATGCCTACCTGACCGGCGGCCACTATGGTGTGGTGCCCTGGGATTCGCCGAGCGGTGCTGTCAGCGCGTCCGCACGCCAGGATAACGGCCGGTGGTCGGTCGCTGATCCGCGCATCGATGCGTTGCCGGCGCCGGACCAGAAGACCATCGCCATCATCCGCGCGCTCGACGGCACCTGGCACCGCCCGCTCACCACGCTCGAGCTGGCCGCGCTGCAGAGCCTGATCGAGCCCGAGGAGCACCTGCTGCTGGACGGGATGAGCGACAGCGTGTGGCGCGAGCACATCGGCAACCTGGTGCCGCCGGCAGCTGCGACCGCGATCGCGGAAGTGATGGGCACGACGCTGCTACTGGCGTGGTCTGGCGAGACGTTCGTGTTGAGCGCGACACCGATCTGGGTGCGAAACGTGGCGATGGCGTTGACGATGCCGGGAGCAGTTGCGTGAATCAGCTCAAGGGCTCGTGCGGTGGCGTGAATCCAATCGGGTTAGAAATCGGCCGGATCGCTGGCGCCGTTCTGTCGTTCGATCTCTTCCGTCGACAATCCTTGCGCGCCGCCCTGAATGAAGTTGAAAGCTCTTATGGCGTCAGAAAGCTTCTCGCTGTTCTTCAGGTAGTAGGCCTCTTCCAGCGAAAGCCAGTTGTCAGCACCTTCGCTGTGTGCTTCGCAAAATCGCTCGATTCGCGTCAAGACGTTGACTATGTCCAGTACACCAACGGTCATGTTGTACGACAGCAGCTCATGCAGCGGAATCGCACGAAGAGCGGCCAGCGCATGTGCAAAGTAGCCAGGGTAATAAGTTTCCTCGAAGAAGAAATGCAAGCGGCCTTGGGTTGCATCAAGGTCCACGGCACGAATGTTATCGAATGCTGCATTAGCAATAGCGAGAACGCCCTGACGTTTTTGTTTGAGGTCCTCGCGCTTGAGATTCTCGACATGTTGCTGCGCCCCTTGTGCGGTGTACAAGGCGAAAGCGATGCCGGCTGTGGTCAGGATGGCTTGCGCCCAGCCAGCGCCCTTTTCACTCCAGAGGCTTGGCCCCGCAGCTTGCACAAGTACCAAGATTCCGATGCATGCCGATACGCCGACAAGAATCAGGGGAAGAACCTTCAATAGCTGGCGGAGTTTTTTCACATTTGCCTCGTTGTAAAAATTTAATCGTAGCACAGGAGAATTGCATGAATGAATCGACAAACATCCGACTCGAAGCGAAGCGCTTGCGCTTGCTGGCCGCCGCACTCGAGCTGCAGCACTACACCAGCACCGCGGCGAACGTGGTGCTCATCCCGGGCGGCGACCAGGTCATCGCCATCGGCACGCCGGCCGAGGTGGCACGGCTGCTGGAGATTGCGCCGGCGGATTCCGACAATGTTGCGGCGATACTCGATGAGGTCGCGCGGGCAACACGCAAGTTCCCGACTTGGCCGACCGATCCGCTGCACGCGATTGCCGTGCTGGGCGAGGAATTTGGCGAACTGACGAAGGCTGTGCTGCAAACGACTTATGAGCCGCACAAGGTACAGGCCGACGAGTTGCGCACCGAAGCTATCCAGACGGCGGCAATGTCCCTGCGTTTCGTGGCAAGCCTTGATCGATACGTATTCGCCAAGTGCGAGCAGCACCAGCAGCCAGCCATGGCCGCCATCCAGCCGAAAGGCGGTGCAGCGTGAGCGAGAACAGCAAAATCGAATGGACCGACCACACCTTCAATCCCTGGGAAGGCTGCCAGAAGGTTGGGCCCGGCTGCGACCACTGCTACGCCGAGACGCGCAACGCGCGCTTCGCCGGCGGCCAGGCCGTGAACTGGGGCCCGGGCGCGCCACGGCGCCGCACCTCGCCAACGAACTGGCGCAAGCCGCTGGCCTGGAATGCGGCGCACGCCGAGTTCTTCGCCGTGCACGGCCGCCGGCAGCGAGTGTTCTGCGCCAGCCTGGCCGACGTGTTCGACAATGCAGTCGACCCGGCGTGGCGCCGGGACCTGTTCGACCTGATCGAGCTGATGCCGAACTTGGACTGGCTGCTGCTGACGAAGCGGATCGGCAACGTGTTCCGCATGGTGGCTGATGCCCGCTCGCACGATTGGCTGGCTGGCCAGCGCAACGTCTGGCTCGGCGCCACCATCGTCAACCAGGCCGAGGCCGATCGCGACATCCCGAAGCTGCTGGCGGTGCCGGCGCGCCGCCGGTTCCTTTCGATGGAGCCGCTGCTCGGCCCGGTCGACTTGCTCGCTACCGGCGACGTGCTGTGCCGGTGTGCCGGCTGCCTCGATATGGCAAGGCGAAACCCGAAGCAGGCCGGCCTGCAACGCATCGACTGGGTCATCGTCGGCGGCGAGAGTGGACCTGGCGCGCGGCCGATGCATCCGGACTGGGCCCGCGGCCTGCGCGACCAGTGCAAGGGCGCCGGCGTGCCGTTCCTGTTCAAGCAGTGGGGCGAGTGGCTGCCGGCGATCGAAGGCAGAAGCGTGCTGGGCAAGACGCTCATCCTGGAAGGTGCCGCACCGTTCACGGATAAACCGCAGTGGCATGGCTTCGAAGACCGACAGCAGGTTGCGCGCGTGGGCAAGAAAGCCGCCGGCCGCAAGCTGGACGGCGTGCAGCACGACGGCTTCCCGGAGGCATCATGATCGAACGAGGACCAGACCGCCGTAGCGGCGCGTCGCACTTCACCGGCCCGGCGGCCGACCAGCGCAGGCTGGCGTACGAGCGCCGCGGCACGGTGCCGGCGGCAGCGCCGCTGACCCGTGAGCAGCAGGTGTTCGGCGAGCGCCGGGCATATCCGAGAGAGAGGTAGAGGAAAATGGCAAGCACGCAACAAAAAATTCAATCGCGATTCATCACCCTGCAGGAATGGGCCGAGTCGCAATTCTCGAAGGTGCCGCACACGAACACGCTGCTGAACTGGGTCCACAACGGCCACATCCAGCCAGCGCCGCAGAAGATCGGCCGCAAATGGCAGGTGAAACGGGACGCGCGCTACGTAAGCTGATATGGGACGAAAACGTTTAGCCAAGAATCGGGCATTCCCCGCAAATTTGTACCAAAACCCGGCGGGGTATTTCTACTACAAGAACCCGGTAACGAAGAAGCAGAAGGGGCTGGGACGGGACAAGACGCACGCTTTTACCGAGGCGCGCGCGGCCAATGAAAAGCTGGCAGCCATGAAACCGTCGTCGCTGGCCGACTGGGTGGCTGGCAAGACCGAGTACACGCTGGCGGAATGGCTGCCGGTGTATCGCGAGCTGTGGTTGGACAAGGTGGGGCCGGCGCCGTCGACGGTGGTCGCCTCGGACATGTACTTGCGCCGGCTGACGGAAGCGGATATCGGCCAGCGCCGGTTATCGGAGGTGTCGACGCTGATGATCGCGCAGTACCTCGAAGCCTACAAGGTGGAGCGCGGCGCGCCGTCGGCCCGCCAGATGCGATCGAAGCTCGGCGACGTCTTCCGGTGGGCCGAGACCCAGGGCCTGATTGAGGCCGGCCGCAACCCCGTGACGGCCACCAGGGCGCACAAGGTGGTGGTGGCGCGCGAGCGCATGAGCCTCGAGCAGTTCCTGGCGGTGCGCGAGCATGCGCCGGTCTGGCTGCGCAACGCGATGAACCTGGCGATCGTCACAGGCCAGCGCCGGGAGGATATCTTGAGCATGAAGTTTGTCGACTGGCGCGACGAGCGGCTGCACGTGGCACAGGGGAAAAGTGGCGGCAAGACCAGGCTGGCGATCGCCGGGACGGTCCGCCTGACCAAGGTGGGGCTATCCCTGGCGGACGTGGTGAAGCAGTGCCGGGATTCGATCGCCAGCCCATACCTGGTGCATCACACGCAGCACAAGGGAAGCGCGAAGCCAGGGCACCGAGTAGAGCGCGGTGGTTTCGAGAGGGCGTTCAACGAAGCGCGTGATAAGGCGGGCATCGTGGCGCAGAAGGACCGGACGCCCTTCACCTTCCATGAGATCCGCAGCTTGTCGGAGCGGCTCTACAGGGACGAATTTGGGGCCGAGTTCGCGCAGTCGATCCTGGGCCATAAGAGCGCCAAAACCACGGAGCGATACGACGACTTGCGGGGCAATTGGAAGGTGGTCGAGGTGGCGTAAATCAGTAAAATATTCTACGAATTTCAGTAAAATATGGACCGCGTTCCGACTCTCATAGCGGGAAACGCGGTCCATTTTCCATCGTAGCTATCACAGGCTGTTACAGAGTCTAAACTACGGAAATATGCCGCCGCGCTTATGCCGCAGCCAGGCTCAGCATATCGTTGCGCGCACGGCTGCCCGAGGTGCGGAAACGGCCCACCTGCGCGGTCAGGCGCT